ATTTCTCCAGAGGCATTAACCCTTATTCTATTTAGCGTTGAAGCGGTTGGGTTATAGCCCAACATCTCAAACGCCAGCACCTTAAAGGTAGTATCTTGACTCGCGTTAAGAATGTTCTGTTCTGATTGAGTAATCTGCTCGTTCTTATCTGTTGCCATATTTATAATTATTATAGTCGATATCCATTGTCTTGTTCAAGAACTCCGCATAGGCGGCTATCTTCTCTATCCGCATTGTTGTCCGCTCGCTCTTGTCCGCTCCGCACAGCTTCTCTACCTTCTTTAGCGCCTCTTTAACCGCCTCGACCGAATTTTCTATCTTGCCGTGCTTAATTTGGTTGGCTAAATAGACATCTATTGTCTTTATCTCTTCGCTAAATCCACCTATCTTCTCCTGCCAGCTATCGCCTAGCTTAAAATGGTCAACAAGGTAGGGCTGGCCGTTAACCTTCTCATAATCAGAGAATGGTGGCTCGACAGTAGTTTCTCCGCCAGTTGTCGGATTGATAGGCTCGACAGTCTTTTTCCCCGGCCTAGTCTCTGCCTCCGTTGGTTGTTTCCTAAATGTTGTGTCAGTCATTGTGATATCTGCTTTTCTTTTCGATATAGTAATGAATTTCTGCTATCTTTTGTTTGTCTCCTTTACGGTGGGCCTTTATCAGCTTCTGCCTCATCGAACGAATCTCTTTCGACTCGTTGGTTATCTTATAAGCGGCGGCCTTAATACGCCTCCGCCCATCTTCATCGGCAGACTTAAACTCCTTGCCAAGTTGGTCTAAATCGTCTCGTCTTGTTGTTCTATCTTTCATGTCAGTTTATTAGTGGCGATGTGGTGCTTCAACGGTTTATTTGTTTCCCCGTCAATTTCCACTCAAGCTGTCGCCGCAGCATTCTAGGGTTAATTCCCTATACTATCAGGAGGCCGCACACTTCGCTACTAAAACCCAATCGCTGTTGAGTAGTTTAGAGGCGTATGTCCCTGCCCAAGAAATCTTGGTAACTCTACCTGCTGGGTTTGCGCTATCAACGTTATTCGCCAAAACGTAAAGCTTTGGTTTATCGCCCTGAAGGTCGAAAGCTCCGAAAGCGTTTTGTCCGTGAATGTATGAGTAATACATAACAACGGCACAAGCGGCGCTTGCTGGATCTCCAGTCGCTGATGCTACGTCCTTGTTCAAAAGCCAGCGAACTTGGTATAGTTCACCCATTTCGCCTTTGTAAAGGTCTTTAACATCAGAGTATGACTTAGCAGTTACCCAGGTGGTATCCCCAAGCAAGTCGTACTTGTTTTGAGGAGTAGTTTTTCCAAGCCAGAATCCGTCCTGGTAAGGCTGTGCCTTATTAATCTCCAACGTCTTGGTAAAGCCGCGAATAGCTGATGCACTCAACTTATCGGTTGAAGCAATAGTGCTTGAGGTCGCACTATTTGGATAAGCTTGGGTAGCATTAGAAAACTCGTTTCTTACTAATCGGTTGAGGGTTTCTCCCATGTTCTGTCCAACTAAAGCCACTTTCTCTGCCATGTTCTTGTCGATAGAAACTAAAGACAGTAACTTGGAAGTATTAACGGTCAAACCGTATTCAGAAAGAATAACGTTTACCGTACAGGCGGTTATTGCACAGACAGTTGGGTTACAAGATTCAGTCAAAGGATCGGTGAGAATTGTCAACGGAGTGTACTTCGTGAAATTGATCGACCGACCATTATTGTCTGAATGAGTCCGCATTTGAGCGCCCTCTTTGAGGATTAGCTCATACTCAGACCTATCTTGAAAGACCCTTTCATAATAAGTCATTACCTCTTGGGTAAGTGTAGATGTAAGGTTGTCTGTTGCCATATTTATATCACGCCCCTTTTCCAGCAAGTCGCTGATCTGCTAAGTTCGCGCTGAACGGCTATTGAACCGTTCCGAGCTTCTTCTCCATATCCTTTAGAGACAGCTCCTCGAATTTCTTCTCGCTTGATGCTACGCTAGTTGGTCTAGTTGCGGTCTCTGATACCTGCTTAGCGATATTCTCAGTAACCTTGCCAACTTGCTTAGCTACTGCCCTGTTATAGGGTTTCATCAGTTTGGCAACAAGATTACCTACTGACGCCTTGTACGGATCGGCCTTAACATGGGCCTCTACCGCCGCAGTAACTGAATCAGAAAGCTCTCGGTCGAACTCCTTGCTATTGGGATCAAGTTGGGAATACTCCCTTACCACGTCATTAGCTTCGTTGTTAATACGATTAACAGCGTCCTGTTGTTTTATCCTAATCTGAACAAGACTGTCTGCCGTTCGCATAACATCTTGCTTATACTGATCAGGACTAACTTCAGTTCCTGGTTCCACCTGAGGTTGGTATTGCCCACGAATGGGTTGAGACTCTTCTGAGCCTGTAAGTTCCCCAAGTTTCTCCGCCAATGATTGTGCTTTGGTTTCTGCCTCCTTAGCTCGTACCTCTGCCTCTTTGGTTTTGGTATTAAGCTCTTGCACCCTTTGGCTAAAGCCTTTCTTTGAACCTTCTTCTGTTTCGGCTGATTTCTCTTTCACTTCGACTTTTCCCGTCGGCTTAGTCTCTGCGACCGATTCATCAACTTTCCCAGAGATGTTTTGTTCTGCCACCGGCGTAGTGTCAAGGGCTTTATCCTCGCCCGTTTCGTTTAGCGCCATTTTTTGATTTTCATCGTTTTGATGAGTCATTTCCTACTCACCTCCTTTTACATACCTGTATGGTAATATGAGAGTACCCAGGCTATAAAACGCCTGTAAAGAGGCTTTATTGTTAAAACTCCTGTACAGATTTTCTATTCTTAAGTATTGGCCCACCCTCTTTGTTTATCCCCGTCATCACCTTGTTCATTCCTATAAACACCGCGTGCTGTAACTCACACGACTTACAAACCAGGTAAGGCCCTTGCTGTCGCCACCGATGGTTCCCCTTTGGTATAAAGGTAAAACTCGGCTTATTAAAGTCTAAAACTTCCTCATTTACCTGATTTTCCTTTTGGTTCTGCTTCACATATTTCTTTGGCATCGGCAACTTTGTTTCTAACTCTTTTAATTACCCCTTTAGCAAGATTGACAACCAATGTATTGCGCCCTATCTCTTCAAATGTCGCTCCGTCAGCAATCGAGCGACCGCTAACCTCGTCTAGGTCTTCAACGAGATGCTCGATGTATTCGTTCAAAATCTTCCATCCCATTGTCTCCGATAAAGCCATCAACGCTCGCTCTTCCTCAGTCGCTCCCTTTTTCTTTGCCTCCTCGTCTTTGATGACACTCGGTAAAGATGAAAAATAGCTGTCTGGTCTAATTGCTTGATTGTCTCTAGGCATTTGGCATTCCTCCTGTTTGGCCTGGTTGAGGCTGAGGCGGTACTTGGTTCATATTCATTCCAGCCCCAGCGCCACCGCCAGCTACTTGCTCCATTATCATTGCTAGTTTCTCGGCGTCAGCTTGTAGGATAGCGTCATCCTTCTCTCCCTCAGTCTTTTCCTCTAAAATCTTATCCCAATCTTGAACACCGGAATTGGATATCACTCTCTTAAACAGTTCGCCCATCTTTACCGTGTAACCCTCTTGACCAATTATTTGTATCAGTTCGGGGCTTTTCAATAGAAGCTGTAAGAGCATTACCATATTCTGTTGTTGCGACTCCTGGTCAACAGCGTAGGTCGAACCGGATACTATCTCATAATCGAAAAGGACTGAGCCAGTCTTGTCCTCATCGACAGTTATCTTGCCTGTTTCTTCGTCATAGTTCTCCTCTAGGTCGGGGTTGGTGCGCTTCATCTTCTCAAAGTCATCACCAAACAAGCGGAAGGTAATTGGCCCCATTTGCTTTTTAGAGACAAGGTTGACCATTTTGGTCATTACCGTCTTTAAGAATCGCTCCATATAGAAACGATCAGCATTATCTCGGGTGTTTTCTCTTGCTCCCTGCATCTTCAAAGCCTCCGGTGTCTTGCCAAAGCCAGCCTCAGTTTGTGAGGTGATAGCAGTATCGGTTGTGCCAAACATATTAAGGAGAGCGGCATTAGCGACCTGATAAGTGTTATTGAAAGTGGCAATACCCTTAGGGCTTAAGTTAATCGCTTGGGCGACATTGTTGATTTGTCCTCTAGCAAGCCACTTCTCAGCGGCCCCATACTTAAAGGAGCTAGCGGCGGCGACATTGTCCTTATTAATGACAATCGGTGGGAATATAGACATTTTGGTAGCATCAAGATAGAGGTTCCAAATAGAATTAATAACCATCTGCATTGACTTGCCTCTTTCAAAGTCACCCATTCCCATAAAGTCATCGAGTAGAGGAATAGAATATTTACAAGCTACCGGTAACTCTCCGTTCTCGTGGGGGTTCTTTATATCTCTAAACTCTAAGTCGGCATCAACAACAAAGTCTACCCAGCGGTCTCTCTCATACTGAGTCAATACTTCAAAGTAACCGGCGTCTTTAGCGGCAACGACAGAGGGGTACTGGTCTTTCTCCCTTTCTGTCTTATCGGTACTCTCCGAACGACCTTGTTTAGAGCCGGAAATGTCTTTTAGCTTGGTAACTATCTTGCCAACATTCTTATACCCCTTTTGGCTAGAAAGTCCTTCAAAATAAGAGAGAGGCTTCCAAGTGCGAACGATGATATAGTCACTATCCTCAACTGACACTGCTCCCACTTGAGGGAAAATGTCCCGAATGTTTAACATCCACATATCGGGGCCGACATAGCCATTTTGTTTAACATCCCAATCTACCAAAGCAAAGAAGTTACCGTAGAGGTTAGAGTAAATATCAATCATTCTCAACTTAGTCAAAAAGTCGAACTGAGCGTTAGCATGAGGAATAATATACTTGTCAAGAATGAGGTTCATCATCATACTGGTCGCCTGATCGTTAGAGGATATTGCTCGCACCTTGCCGGTGGGTAGTTGGGCCATCACCCGATAGCCTCTCTCCAGTGTCAACGTGGTCAGCTTAGGGTCAAACACCTGTGACTTGGTCGAGTGAGTAATGGAAGAAACTAGCTGATTGTGAAACATCTTCTCGACATCATCCCAAAGGTCTCTCTTTGTTCTCAAAGAGTCACTGGCTACCTGCTTACGAGATAATATTTGGTCACGAAGTTTTGTCATATTAGTCAATAAAAAAGGCACTCCACAAAGGAGTACCTTAACCCGCATCATAGCGGCATCAGTCCTACTACCTATAATAATACTACACCCTCTTATCTTCTGTCAAACCTACATCTTATACCTGACTCGCTTGTTCTTAACGACATTTAATGTCTCTATGTGGGCCTTATCGTCTTTGAGGATGACGTTGAAGGTTATTTGCCCATACTGTGTCTCTCTTACTTCATTCTCTAGGATAATGTGTAGTGGCAGATTGTTTGACAATAACCGTCTCAACTCCAAGATATTTTCGCTTGACGTCAACATATTCCATTAAGCTATAATCTACTATATTACCACCGTTGATGCGTAAGGTAAAGGTAAACAAGCCATTCTTCTTAGCTTTTATATCCCGCTCAATGTCTAGGTGAGCAGGAATGTTGTGCTTGCGAATGTCCAGCTCGTATTTTGTTTTAGTAGAATCCATCTGTGCCAAACTTCTTAGTATCATCGGGAAACTCCTCATCATCGTCAAGAATGAAAGTATCGCTCTGTTGTAATTGCCAGGCTATTGCCAATGACATCACCAGGTCGTCGTGAGCGCCTTTTTCCGCTTGGGCTTTCCAAGCAGTACTCGTTTGGCTCACAATAAAACTAAACATTTCATCGATAGTTAAGCGATCATATATTTTCATTAGTTTGTGGTCAACCGCCTCCTTTAAGTCCGAAAGCATTTTGGGCCGAGTGGCAGTATTGGTATCCCAACCAAGTTTTTTGGCAATCGGATTAGCAATAGAACCAAATGTCGGCATAGTGAAAACCCTAAACTTGCCCTTTTTGTTTAACGAAGCCAGTCGTTCCATTTCGAATACCCCCCCATTGTTTCTTTCGTAAGCAACCAATGGTTGAACATTGGTAGTATCATATATTTTTTCCAACCACTCAAAGATAACTGGTGTCATTTCCGTTGCCAATATATGAGCATGATAGACAAGAGGAACATCCAATTTGCTTTTACTTAGAAACTGAGCCACACAGTAATCAGGCCCACCCGAAGCAGTGTCAACACCAACAACAATAAATTCCCCTGATTCGAACTTCCTATATTGTCTTAACATTTTTTGTTTCTTGAAAGTAAAGTGCCAATGCGTCAGTGTCAAAGTAACACTCGCCACTTGTCAAAAATGCCTCCTCTGGTGTCTCTGGATACTCCTGCTTGTATAATCTCTTCAACTCCATCTGTTTTTTATTGAGAAACTCTGGCGAGTAGAAGTCAGAAGCGGCATAGAATAGGGGCTTAAAGGGTCTTTCTCCCATCTCACACTCTACCCATAGCGTCTTTAAGAAATTGAAGCCATTGGCGGTCGTTTCAATGATAACCTTGCCATTTGGGACAACCGCTTGCAACGCACCGGCGAAGAGCTTCTCTGGGTCTTGATAATAGGCGAGTTCAGATAAATGGAGGTTGGTAATTGTCTTGCTTCGGCCAAAGTTGACATTGGTTGAAGTGCCGATAGTGTAGCGAGTGTTTAAGACACTGTTGTATAGTTCATACTTAGAATTATATTTTAACGGCACTTTAATCTTGTTTCGCTCCTCATACGACTGAATAAAAAACTTAACTCGACTTAGCAACTCTTGAGCGTTATCGGCAATATCGGCCACTACTACCGACCGAGAGTTCTTCTTAAGCAAGAAGTCAGCAGTAAAAATAGCAAGAATGAGAGAAGAAAACCCTTGCTGTCTCGCCTTGAGAATTAAATCTTCACCAGTGCCTTCTAACGAATACCTTCTCTGAATTTTATTAAGAATAAAATCTACTTCGACACCCTTTTTATTAACAATGCGAAGGTTCTCTTCAATAAAACGCTTGTAGCCTGGCTTATATGTCATATTCCTTTTGTTGCTTCTCTACCTTGTTACCGTAGATGTTAAATTGTTGTAAAACCTTTGGGCCTTCCCCTATATCAAGCCACTTTGCCGCTATCTCAACCGCCTTTAACCTCGTTGGGTGATCAGGTACTTCGACAAAATCCTTCGTCATCGAATTGGCCTGTTTCATCCCATCACCTTTCTCATTGACCACCATTGCTGAGATTACCTTGTTTGCTTCCGTTCCCTCGTTCACCACATCAATTATTTTCCCAAGAGTTAATCCTCTTACTTCCATCATTGACCGAACCACATCCTCAAGCTTTGACAATGTTTCAGAAGCCAAAGAAGAAGCAGAATGAACATTCTTACAATTATAAACCTTCATAGCACTCCTCGTGCCATTCCCTGTCTTAAAATACTCTTTAAGAAACATCTTTTGTCTGGTAGTGAGTTCTTTGGCAGTTATTGCTTTCTTCATATCTCTATTTTACCACTCTCTCGCTATCCCCTCTCGACCTTTCACTCTCTTCTGTGCCTAAGAGGGGAGAGTAAGCTTCGGTTATTGTTTGGTTATTTACTAGCTCTCCTTCTTCTTGGTCTAGATGGGAAATTCTTTAACGACCCATACTTTGACTTATGTCTTTTTTTGCGTTCAGCTAATGTTCTTGGTCCACCTGCTCT